ATCGCCAGAACCGGCACTTGATGCGTTAATATCCCAAATCGAAAACTGAATCGTGACAACATTGCCGACTCTGGTGTAATACCCAAGATTCGAGGTGTAAGTGTAAGTCCCTGCGGTGGTTGCCCCGCTAATCGTCGGAGTCCAAGTGCCTTGCTCAAAATGGTCAAGCGTTGTGGCAACCATCGCCGCGCCGGTTGCGCTTGTGTCGGTCTGACTGCTGAACGCAATCCCGTTCGAGAAGGTCGCGAGGCCGGTAGTCGAGAAATTCATAAACTCGACTCCGTTTGTGCCGTCGTCGTCCATTATGCCAAACTGCAACTTGCCGCTATTATTGCAAATATAGTTCGAGTTGTCGGCGTTGTTGGCGTCTTTGAGGATAACCCCCGGCCCGTTGGAGGCAACGGTCAGCCACGGCGCAGCGTTGGTCTGTTTAAATGTTGGCGCACTCTCGTTCACGCCCACGTTTCCCGTGCTGTCGATGGTGAGCGCGTCTGTCCAAGTCCCCGTTGTATTTATATCATCATCTGCCGTCCCGCTGGCTGCGACAGAAAATGTATGACTCCCCGCGCCTTGTGCATACTTTGTTGCCGCCGCGCTGGTGGCATACTTCCAATCTCCAGAATTGTAATAGTAGTTGCTACCGATGTAAAAATATTCGTTCGATGACACAACATGCGAGGCGTTGCCCAATTGCAGCGCAACTCCCGTTCCACTCCAGTTGGCATTTGGCGTCACGCCCACGCCCACGTTGCCATCCGAGTCGATGGTGAGGCGAGTTGCGCCGCCATTGAGAACTTTAAAGTCAGTGCTATCAAACAGCAAATAACAATTATCTGCTGCGCTGTTTTTTAGGTTGATGTGGCATTGCGTGGTAGCGGAGTCCGCTTGCACCGGTACTGTGCCGGTTGAACTAACGTGCAAAGTGCGGCTTGGCGTAACCCCCGCCGCCAAACCAATGCCAACCAACGGAGTCGTGCCGCCGACATTTAGCTTGTTCGTGTTGACCGCTTCAATCTTCGTGACTTGAGTAACGCCACTAGATGCCGTGCCGTCCAAGAGGTTTGTCGAACGGTCTTGCACTTGGTCAGATTGGGTCGGGTTGGCGAACGCTAGGTCGTAGTCAGCCACGCAGCCGATTTCGACGATTGAATTAGACACACTCGCTGCGTCTAGTTGAATCGTTCCCGTGCCAACAGCGTACACCAAAATGTTCCCGTTTGTTGACGCATCGGCTGTGAACTCAAAAATGTTCGTCGTTGACGCTACCAGCGTTCCAATATCATTAAGCGAACCGTCATATTGCATCACCTTGTAACCATCGCCTGTGATTGTTCCAGTTTTTAGCGTGACACGATACTTTTTGTTGGCAGTTAAAACTCCGGGGTAATAAATGCCGGAATTTACACCAGACGTTGTAAATTGCAGCAGATTGCTGGCGACAGATATATCTGTGGGTGTTCCGTTTATTGCCCAAGCGTAATTGGTGTTAAATGTCGTTCTATCGGTTACATCATTGCCGGTATCCGCTTGGTCGGTTCCCCAATCTTGGTCAACGGAAGCAGTAATCTTGTTCGTCTGCACTCCCCATTGGTCGGAAAATGGCACGGTAGCGTTCTCGTAGGTCGCCGTTACCTCCGTGCTGGAAAGCGTCTTGTTCCAGAATCGGGCGCGGTAGATTGTGCCGTTGAACCTCTCGTCGAAATCGCCCGTGTAACGGTCGCCAATTGTTGCATTAGTGGCGTCGTCAATATCTGACGTTGCCCCAAGGTCTGCCGTCCCGACTTGGTTCCCGTTGTCGTAGGCAATCGCAGAAGTGCCGTCCACCGTCACAACGAGGTGGTGAACTTTTAAATCATCAAGAAAGCTAGTCCCGAAATCTCGTTCACCAGTATCGTAAATCTGGAGAGTCCCGTCTATTGAAGCTAACGCAAACCGTCCAGCACCACCAAAATCAACAATGTAGGCATAGCCCGATGCTGGAATCGAGTCGGCTTGCAAAATAAACTCGAAACTGAACTTCGTGCCGAGATTTGGAGGCGATGCAATGTTGATGTCGCTAGCCGCACCGTCGAAGTGCAGACCTTGGCCATCGCTGGCATTTACCAGTTCGCGGATTATCTCGCCGCTGCTGGTCGTTTTTGGTGTGGTTAAGGTTGCACTCATGTTGTCTGGTACTCCACTACTTGCACCGTGTAGCTACTGCCCCCGGCATAGGTCTTTATTGCCCCTGTGTAACCGTCAACCTTCAAAAACCCTCCATCTCCCCCAAGACTTGAGGAAGGTGCAGACAGAATATAATGAGCATTGGTCGAGGTTGGTGTCGTGGAATCTAGGCGAACATAAATTTCGTCTGTTCCCATGTTCTGAAAAGTGATTGATGTACGGCTAGCATTTGAGCTGACTTCCTGCTCAGTGGTCTGACTGACCCTGCTCGTACCCGCGCCCGTAGGCACTACGTTGTTGCACCAAAGTGGATTTGCCATTGTCTTTTGTTCCTTCTGAAAATTCTAATTAGGATGGAGGGAAGGGGGTTGAGCACCCCTCCCCCCCGGTTGTTGTTATTAGGTCGGCTTACGAATCTGCGGTTGTGATTCGCTTCACGCTGATAGATGAGGTGAGTTTTACGTCTCGACTCCAATCAACAGCATAAATGTCCGAACGACTGCTTTCGTCACGGTACTCGCGCACCGCCGTTACCCCACCGCGCCCACCTACAAAGGTCTTAAACGCTGACGGGTCGTAAATGGTCGGGCTTGCGCTGCGAACAAACACATAGCAATCGTCGCCATTCACAAATGAATTACTGCGAGTTTTGCCCTGCTTGGCCGTGTCGTAAGCCATCGTGGCCAAACGAATCTCCGTTGATGGATTGATAAGCATTGCGGATGCTTGCCCTTGGTTTAACCCAATAAGCGCTGCACCCGGTTGCTTTGCGACTACCTTGGCATTGTTGCGAAAACGCCTCCATGCCGTCATGCCCATAAGAATGGCATTTGGCAACGTGCCGGTATCCTTGGCAATTGCCTCAATGATGTAATCCAACTGTACAACAGGGTCAACCGAAGCAGAACCCCATACGCCCATTGCACCGCCGCCAACCGAAGTGGTAGTGGCTGTGATATCATCTGCAACAGAGTAAACGTGCTTCTCATGTGAGAGAACGCTGCTCTGCACCAAAGTCTTGACCTTGGCTTGCTCCAAATCCAACGGGTTACTGGTTCCTGCCGCATCACGCTCGGAATCATCAATTGATATTTCCAATGCCTGTGGCATACAGTTGTAGGTTGGCTCACTTACGTCCATGAAGATACGCCTTGCCGAACCGCCTACGCCCCTTGAGGTGTCATAAGTCTGGAAGGCATTCTTATCATCGTAAGCCTTGTATTGTCCAATTGTTGCTGGCACCTGAACTGGTGGCGCCAACCAATCGGCCGTTGCTGATTGCAAATCGTTCAGAACCCCACTCGCATAATTGGTGAGGGTCGGATTGACTGATGCTTGTGATCTTAATCCCATAATGTTTTAGTATCCTTGGTGAATGTTAGACAGCCGTGTAAGAATTAACCAAAGCTGCCTCAACTAATTCATCAGCAACCCCTGCTTCCATAGCCACCCCTGCCACGATCTTGGTGCTGGCGTGCGCCTTCCAAGTTCCATCGGTGTGTATCATTAGATTTCCACCAAGGGCAACCGTGCCGCTCAGCTTAACCTTTACCGTGCCGCTTGCTCCTGCCATTGCCGCAATCGTGCTCTTGCCCGTTGTGGTTTCTCCATCGACAATTACGCCGAAGTTTCCGCTATCCGCTGTTGAAATTGCAGCCTCTAAAGCCACTATCTTGACAGCATAGCCCTCTTTTCCAGTTTGGTCTGCCGCTGGCGTTAGCGCGATCAGCGACGTATCTCTTGCTATTGATCCCATATTAGTATGTTAGTGTGTGTTTTAGTTAAACAGTTGTGGACTGTCATAACGTGTGGCATCCCAAGCCTGCTCAAAAGATGAACCGTTTTTAGCTTGATACTCCTTGGCTGCACGCATCTGCGCTTCACCATTCGTTTCGGTTGCTCCACCCTCATCACGCTTGGCTTGCACCACTCGCTGAAAGGCGGGGTTCATCGGAAGCGCATTAAGGGCCATTATTGCTGATGGGTCAGTCTGCAAAATGGTTACCCACTTCGCCTTAACCTTCTCATCCTTTGGCGGGATGCGTCCGTCCTCTACGGCTTTGTCAACGGCAGCTTGAGCAGCAACTTCTTGCTCCTTCTCCTTGTCGTCTTCCATCGCCTTGATTTTGGCTTTCAGTGTTTCGTTTTCCTTCTTCACTTCGGCCAGCTCCTGCGCTGAAGTCTCGTCCTTTTTCTTGGACTCATCATCCTGCGCCGCTATTGGTTTTTTGTCTTTTTCTTCTTCAGTCATTTGACTTTCAGTTTTGTAATCATCGCCTTCCGAGGCAACAATCGGTGTTATGTCCTTGAACGCTGGCCGATTTACCAAGCCTCCCGCATTCAAAGTTGTCCCCTCAATCTCGCCTCTTGAATTAAGCGTGAATGTTGGGCTAAATTTTCTGAAGTTCCTGCCTTGCAGGGCTTCCTCTCCTGCCTTTGTCCACTCGACCTTGGCACGAACCCCCCCAACTTCAGGGTCTGCTCCCGCCCAATAGAAGCCGGTAACCCAACCGCTCGCCTCTGAATCGTCATGGTTGAAATCAATAAACACTTGCTCTTTGTCGCCTGCGGTTATCTTGTCGAAAGATTCCTGCAACAACTCGGCTGTGGCAGCACTCACATCAACGGTGAGCGAAGCCGGTTTGCCATTTTTGGTTGCCGTGATGTTGTGGTTGCCGGGGGGTAAATACTGAATATCTTCTGGCAACTCATCCCCCGCAATGATTGAACTGATTGCATGAACAACGTCCCGCGACTCATAGCCCTTCGCTTTGTATTGGCTATTACATGCAGCGTACCGCTGTTTTTCGTTTGTAAATTCCTCTTTCATTGTATCGTTTGCCATGCAGCTTGAAATGAAATCCGCTTTCGGTTCTCCATTTGGTGTGGGTAAGGGCATTAAGCTGTTTTCCTTTCCCCTAGCGTTTCAACCCAATAAGTCACCCCTTCATTAAATACATCAACGATTTGCATTTCAGTTGGGATACTGTTTGGCCAAGGCTTCTGCGTGACGGACTTCTTGAGCAAGTAGTAAGGGGTGAACCCCGATTCCTCCTGCATGGTAGGTGTCTCCCGCTCTGGCACCTTTAAACCCAAAGTCTTATTCTCCCTCTTGGGCCTCTCTGTCTTAGGCAGCTTCCGCTTCGCCTCCTTCTTGGCGCTGAACTTCTGGCGCGGAACACTCCCGCTAGACTTGTCTGGCTTCACCAAAAGCAGATTGCCCTTCTTGCTCTTAACAACAAACAGGTCAGGAAAACGCCTTGCCCTTCTGTCATAAGCTTCTGGTGCGAGCGGAATGGTGAGGTATTTAGACCTTTTCGCTGTTATTGTCCCTCCCTTGATCTTGTGAGGGAGAATGTCACCATCTATTGCAACCACCACTTTGCCCGTCCCTTCCGATTTGGGTGCTTGAACATTGCCCCCAATCCTTCGGTTCCAGAAATGAGTCCTTCTGCCGGGGGCTAGTTTGTTTGGTTCATTAGCATCCTTTTCCCTGTAAAACTTCTTGAGGTAGCTCGTTACACCCCTTGCCCCAACGGTAAGCACATCTGTCAGTTCCTTATCAGAGAACTTCATGCGTGCAATGCCAGAGGGCAGTTCTACCTTGGTTGCAATCATACTGGTGCCTCCTCAACCTTGGCCAATGGGGAAGCCTCAAAGCGTTTCACCGCTCCGTTTACCATTGCTGCCCCCATGTTCCTCTCCATTGCGTCCTGCAATACCTTTGTGTCCAACTTGTCAAACAGTTCAGGCATCGTGTTTGCCGCCTTGGTTACAGCCCTTTCAAAATCCTCATCTGAAAGGTCGCCATCCATTGCCTTGCTCACCAACTGAACAAAAGCGGGTTTAACCGGGGCAAGCCATGCCTCACTCACTCCCGTGATATCCTCCATGACATTGTTAAGCAGCTTATCCCTTGGCCCCGGCTCTGCCCTCTGTGCAGCTTCCACCACTCCCTCCTTGGCGAACATAGGTGGCTGCATTGGGGAAGGCTCTGGTGGAGTAATTATCTCCTCCCCTGATTGCGGTATTGGCACATCGTGACGGTCATAGAACCATTCACGTGGCATATCAATGCCGCTCCCTAAAAGTATTTGATCTCGTTGAGCTTCAAGCACGGGGTCGCTTGGCCCAGCAAGGTCAGGCACCAACTTGGGCATTTCAAAGGAGTTGCCATAATTCAGTTCGCACATGGAGGCAATCAACTGCTCATTCAGAACATCTGCTGCCCATTCGCAAACATCCTGCAACCGTGTTCGCCTCACATCTTCGTGAACATCACCCAATGCACGACTGCCAGAATCACCCACATCAGTCGTGAGGGTCTGGCCTAAAATTGTTATGTCACAAAGCTTGTCAGCCAATTGGATGAAATAGCTTTGAGGGTTGTCTTGTCCTGACTTTCCCGCCTCTTTAAACTCTACCTGTGTCCCCGCTGGAAACGCTCCCCATGCAGCCGCTCCCATGTTTTCCAACATATCCGCAATGTCATTCTTTATGTTGGCTGATGCACCGGGGTCATAAGTAGCCCAGCGCAGGGGTTGCCCAAACACTTGGGCGAAATTAAGCAACCAATCACGGCAATAGTTTTGGCCACTCCACCAGTAAGCCAATTGTCTCAACAACCCATAGCCCATCGAGTTGCCAGAGCGGTTCTTGTAAATGCCAATGAGAAACTTGTTCCGTGGAACTTCCTCGTAAACCCCATCACCCTCCGGTGACAGCATTAAATCGGGTTTATCATAGGGAAAAGAATAATAGCGGGGATGGCAGAAATAAGTTGAGGCAGGACAAATCCCCTCTGGCTTCACTTCCCAAAGGATTTCCTGCACGCTGAACCCTTTGCCTACTCCATCACATAAATCATAGATGGCATTGCGGAAGCCGTTTGTTCCCTCAATCGGGTTGCCTACCCATCCATCAATGGCATATTGAACGAAGTCAGCCTTTTCCTGAGCCGAATCCGTTGGCCTTTGCCCACGTTCGGTGAACGGCATAACGGTGTAGGTCGCCCCTGCCGCTGCGCTTTTCAGTTCGTGAAGGTTCTTTGAGAGCCTCGCCCATGAGTCTTCCATCAACTCGTAGACTTGGTATTGCTGGCGAATATCCCCACTTAAGGCGGCGCGAAGAATAGCAATCACATGGGCAGGGCTTTGTTTGCTCCCCAGCGAATTACTGTCCATCCGGTCGCGGTTATTAGGTGCGATTACCCGTTTACCTACGGATGTCCCATTCGGCCCTTTCTTGGCGGTAAACAGTTTCCCTAAGCGGTTACTTAAATCAGCAATCATACCAACGTAGGCCTTAACCCGGCCAATTTAGCTCGGCCAAGCATGATGTTATCAGTCTCTTGAATTGCCCCTGTTCCTTGGTTCAATACCGCTGCGTAGTTTGCCAACGCCAATGCCGTGCAACGGTCTGCATGACCATCTGCCCTTCGCATCGCCCGGTACTGCTTATTACCCCCCGGCGTTGTCAATTCATCAATGGAATGTAAATCCTCCCTTATTACATGATCCCTCGGCACCCTCAAGGAACGCTCTTGGAAAGCCCTGCGCAAACCGGGGAAGATTTTAGCCTTAAAACCCTGCGAGAAATTGCATTGCTCCAGCTTGTACTCAAAGCGATTGGCCAATGATTCGCTCACGGCATTCCCGATGCCAGTTGAATCTATGGCCGCATGTGACGCCTTGTTTATCCTCTCCGAAAGCAGTTCCTCCTGCAGATGGTAGGGCGTGTCCCTGAGCACCAAAACCTCCCTTGTCCACATCACATCCCCAACCTTTTCCAGAGTCCAGCAAACTGTCAGGTCATGTTTGCGGCCAATATCAATGCCGACATACCTTACAGCCCTCCCCATCTGTTCGTCACAATCAAGGGTTGCCTCATCGCTGACGCACTCATCTATCAGCGTGTAAGGAAGCAAAACATTCGAGGCATCAACAAACTCGCATTCGTATTCCTGCTCCCAAGCCTCAGGGTCATCCAATCCACGCTTTAAAGCTTCAGCATCCATCGGCAATCCTTCTTCAATTGCTGAATGAATGGTTGTTTTGTGCCTTACAAAGCTCAATGCATCAGACTTGTTCCATATCTCAAAAAACTTGCTATTCCTTCCCGCCGGGGTGCTGATGATTCTGATTTTCAGCTTCCCCCTTAATGGGTTTGAGATGGCCGGGTAGATAGCCTCATAGATGCGGTCTGGCTTTTCATGGAAAGCGAACTCATCCAGCACTAGGTTGGCAGAATACCCACGCACCGTGTCAGGGTTTGCTGGTAGAGCTAGGATTCTTGAGCCATTGCTAAACCGCACCTCGCTGGTACGACAGTCAGGCTTATCCAAGCCAAGGGCATCAGATACCACCCTTGCAACCCTGTTCCCCTTTAGCATCCATTCCTCGGACTGCCTTTGCCCCGCTGACAGCACCACCCAATCGGTGTTGGGCTTATCCACACAACTGGCAACAGCCTCAAAGGCTGAACCAAGCGAACCGCCTATCTGCCGGGATTTTAGCCATATCTTAAAACGCGAATCGTCCGCAACCCACCTTTGTTGGTAAGGCAGCATCAACTTGAACAATGCTTTTGCGCGTTCCGCTTTAGTCATTCAATTGTTTTCGGGATTAGGAGCGCCGAGCATCTCCCTCCATTGGACAACGAGTTGCTTCTCACTAACCACATGGCCAGAATGCTCCACATTCAAGTCAGCCTTATCGCTGAACCCGCAAATGTTCTTGAGAGCAAACAATAGACTCACCACATTATTGTTTTCTAGGGCCTGTTGAACCAACTTACGCTTGAGTGAAGTTTGAAGCTTGGCCTTTCCCTTTTCATAGGAAACGCGAAACTCGCTGTCCAATTCCTTCATTTGCCGCTGAATCACATCATGCGAACAGCCGAGTAGAGTGGACATTTCAGCGAGAGTAGCATTAAGGCCTCCGAGCCGCTCAACCAAGTCTAGGTCAAAAACGGTCTTGGGCCTTCCACCGGGATGCTTGCCATTACTGGCTGGCTTCGGTGATGTTAAGCGGTTGCCTGTCGTTGCTCCAGCCATCAGCAAAGAGCATGACGTAAGGGGCAAGGCCTTTATCAACAGTTAATTTAGCTCAATAGAAGCCAAATGGATTTAATCTGTTAATCTTTGTGGTCGGGAGGGGCTATTATCAGCCCTTGTCTCCTAGCTTGTTCCACTAGGTATTTGACTGATTTATTGCCAAACCAGTACTCGCCATTTTTTCGGTGAATGTAGTGTTTATTGAGGTGGGCTTTGTTTACCCCATCTGATTTGGGTTGAAGTTTATTAAGCCACGCAACTTGTGATGTCTCACCTACGCCTCTGTCGGAGTAGCTACGCATGGTGATGATATTATCCATAGTTAAATCCTCCCTTATTTAAGTATCGCTCTAATTCCTGTCGCAGAACCAACGGCTGTGAGCCTGCAACGATTGCTTTTATTTGCCCTAGCTTAATCATCATCCGAACTCTGTAGCGGGTAACGCCGATGATTTCAGCCACTTGCGGCACTGAGTATGATGGCTTGTTCAAAGTGATCTGCAACTTTCTTGAATTTGCGGTGTTAATGATTTTCTGAACATCAAGTTACACTCCATTGATAGGCACCTTGATGATAGGATTGATGTCGTAATTGGTCTTGCTTCCGTTGTCGCGCTTAACGATTTTGCTTCCCCACTTCTTCTGTAACAGGTCGAACTGCTCTTTTTCCTTCTGGATAGTTCGATAGTCGGCACAACCTCCCTTATTGGTATGTTGTTTGCAGACATAGTGAGCGTAGTTTATTCGTAGTATCTTCCTGTGTTTATTCAGCATTTGCAGGCATATATCATAATCTTCCTTGAGTGGTAATGTTTCATCATATCTGCAATCTGCATTTAGGAATCCCCCGAAAGGGCCTAGCACTACATTATTGAAAGAGAACGGTGTATATTCACGGTAAGCACCTTTGTCGGGTATGATGTTGATGCCCCAAAAGCGCACATCCAACTGCTTGGCTAGGTTAAAACCGCCTTCAATGAACTCATAGGCGTCCTCTGTGGACATTCTTGCCAACTTGTTACCGTTCCATCTTCCGATGTAATTGATATCGTCATCGAGAATTAGCACATTATCGGTCTTGCTATTATCAAGTATCCAATTCCGCACCCTGCCCACATTCCCCTGTGCTGAGTCGGGGCATTCCCATACAGGCAAGTCATTCTCTCTGTAAGCCTCCGCTTGGGATTTGCAGACAACATACTGCACCTTGTCGAAGTACCTGTGCGTAAACGCACCATCTGCTCGCTTCCAGCTAGGGGCCGCGATGGTTAATCCCTCCTTCATCAGTTTAAGCTGTTCAGATAGCTTGCCCCGTCGACTACCCGCCCGATGCCCTGTGACCAAGGCTTCCCGTTCTGGCGCTTGGCCGCGACCGTCTCTAGGTTGAAATGAGTCTGAGCAGACAGCCAATCGATGTCGTTGTTAAACTTGAGCACGATGTAGTTGTTCGACTCGCTGATTGCCTCAGAAAACTTAATCTCCCCTTCCTGTTCACCTCCATCCATGTCGAGCAGCTTGGACACCTCATCACCATCAAAGCCGGTCAGTTCCATGTCGAAATCAAGGTTGTTCAAGCCAGATAACAACTCTGTGAGTTTGTCATCACTTAAGCCTGACAATTCAGCTATGCGATTATCGGCTACCAAGTGGGCAAACTCCTCTGCCTCATTCTTAAACTCCTGCTCGTCAATTGGTATTTGCTGAACATTAAGCAGCTTGGCAGCTTCCAGCCTTCCATGCCCCGAAACAATGAACCCGGTTTTCTTGCTCACCACTATTGGGCTACGCCATCCCGAATGTCGGATAATCTTGGCCAGCATCGCAATCTGCTTATCTGGATGCTTGTTTGGGTTTTGAGGGTGCGGCACTAAATTCACCACATCCTCCATTTTTGTGTGCTTACAATGTACTTTAATTTCGCTCATGTTATTTGACTTCTTTAATCGCCAAAAGTTCCTCAAGTGTGGGGTGGGGTGGGGTCAAGTCCTCCCAATAGCCACGGGCTAGAATGGATTGCAAGTTGAACTCGGCAAACCTTTCTTTGTCGCCCCAATCCACCACCTGTGCGGTTGTTTCGCTTAATTGAATCAAATAAAGCTCGTTGCCTTGTTCAGCTATGATTTTCGGGTATTCGCTTCCTAATCTGTTGACCATTTTATTCCTTTCTCTGTTAAGAACTTTTTTTGTTCCGGGGTTGGGTAGAGTCCTTCTGGAAAATAAACGTGTGAAATGTCATCCAGCGTAACACCTCCATGTACTTGTATCTCTACATAGCTGCCTTGTATTTTTCCCTTTAGAAAAGGCAACATGTATTTGTCGAAAATGGGCTGCGACTCGTGAGTGGGGCTATCAAGGGGAGTGGGCATGTGAGAGTCGGAGCCTCCAAGTGAATCGGCAAAGGTTACGGTTGTCCGGTTCCTTGTTCCCCCTTTTAGTTTAAGCCGTATCTTGCCATATTGAGCCAACTGCCTTTCTCCATTTGGGTATTTCCCTTTTTTGTCTTTAGCAGCATATCCATAAACAGGGCGCTTCATTACATCCATGTTTTCGGGGTAAGAGAAAACATTTTGCTCAAAATCCGCTCGGTGCCGATTGTCCATCATCCCGCCGCTGGCCTTTGTCTCAAACTGAGTTTTTAGCCTTCCATCATTCAGAATCTTGGGGAAGTTTTTCTTGTGCACACGGATAAATGAAGAAGCATCGTTGGCCCACTTTTTGGATTCCTCTGTTACTTTGTCCAATACATCCTGTTTTGTTATTTTCTGCCCTGTTTTGAAGGTCGCGTATTCGACATTGTACGCCTTGTATTTCTTTATGTTTTTGAACTTTTCACTAAAAACCTCTGCATAAGGCTTCACCCATTCCGGGCCATCGTAGTTTACCCCATCTCTTTTGAGCCTTGGCAAATACTTGTTAAGACGCCGCACCAAATCCCCTGAGTATTCACCCCTCCAGCGGTTGATGTTTTCCTGATAAGCCTGCCTTGGCAAAGGCAAAGTAAAAGCTTTTGGCTCAGGCAATCCCTTAATAACCATTTGCTCCACCTGCGGAACAACCACCTTTTTAGCAGGAGCAGGGGCGGGGACGTTGCTGATCTTCTCAATGATCTCAACAAACTCCCCGTTTGTGTAGGCATCCATGCCCATCTTATCCAAAAACTTCTTCAGAAACTCTGGCTCAACATCTGCAGAGGCCTTCAGCCCTTTGTTAAAAGTATCATCTGGCGGAAGCACTTGCTCATTCTTCTCAATTAGCCCCATCTGTATGGCCTTATCCCTCCTTACATCCTCAACATCCATGCCGCTGTTAAACCCCCAAGGGCCAAAAGGAACCGCAAAGCCGCCAATGCTCTGGTCGTTCATACGTAGCCAAAACTCCATGTCATCCTTACGCCTTACCTCATTACGGTTTTGCTTGTGCAATGGGCGCGGAACCTTCCTCTGCTCTGCCCTGATGAACCTTTGGGCTGGGTAAGCATCAAGGATGGCGGGGTCTTGCCCCTGCTTGTAGTAGCCGTATGACTGAGCCTGCTGGGTTTGGGTGTCGAATATCAGGTTAAGGCGCGTCTCGCTCGCAATATCCTTGGTGCGGGTAATCATGTCCCGGCTCATATCCTCCCCCGGTGGGAGAATGTTTCCTAGCCCCTCCTGTTTGGCCAACTTTTGCATTTCAAAGACAAAATCAGCACGGGAAGTTTTCTTTAGCGCCGAAACCCTACGTCCATCAGGAGTTGTTACCATCTCCCTAGCTCCCGAAAGGTAGCCCTTGAGCATTTTTTTGGAGCGGTTTAGGAACTTCATGCTCTCCACGTTAGCCGTGAAGTAAGCCCTCTCCCTGATCTGCGTGGGCATAGCCGCCCATTGTTTACTGCTCAGTTTTCTAGCAATCGGCTTCTTTGTTCCTAGCCGATTTATTGCTTTCAAAAACTTAAGCGGTTTAATTATTAATTCTAAAGCCATGTTTTATACGTTTTCCCAATTGTATCCATTCCAACTGCGATGCTTTGCATCCCTAGAAATCATCTGTCTCGCTTTCTTTAAGGGGGGCATCAGTAGCACATACTCAAAAGGCACCCCATCCCTCCCGTTCCTGATAACATTAAGCAGCGAATGGTAAAGCGCCTGCCTGTTCTGTTTACCCAGCCACTCGAAATCATCATCAAGTGAATTGTCGCTAATCGAATTGCGATGAGGCTTTTCTAGTTCTTCCACTAAAACCCTCTTTAATGACCGGCTGTATGCCTCTAATTCTTCCGCTAAAATCATTGTCTTCCTCTTTAGAAAGTTCCCCCGCCCAGCATCCTCAAACAAACACGGCACTCACCGGGTAACCAAACAAAATGCCAAGCGGGGGAAATCTTCATTCTAAGCCACTTTCGTTCTCCTACCATCACACCATACCGCCCACCTCTGAAAAGTGTGCTACAAGTGCAATGCGGACGATTACGGCCCGTTTCTGGTTAAACATATTACTCACGCTAGCGCTTCCTTACGTTCTTCTGCATTCAAAGCTTTCAAGGTCTTCCGTAGGCCGACAAACTCAGCCTTTGCTTCCTTGTCTCCTGCTTTGAAGTAAGTCGAATCGTTGTTACCGGGGTGGGTATCTATCTGGTCTTTCAAAACCTCAATACGTTTCCACCTCGGCATGTCGCCTCCCTTTGCCGGGGTTCCATTTCGTCCCGGCCTTTTCATAGGTCTGCCGTCAGCTTCCCAATACTGTTTGATGCGAGTTAAACCCGCCTGCCAGTTTCGGACTGCCGTATTGCCCATGTGCCACCCCTTCGCCTCCATATCCAGCCACCAATCTTCTGCCTTCCAATCCACCAAACCAATCTGCGATGAATATTGCAAAACCTCATCCAAGGATGGTCTGTCCCCTGTGTGTGTGTGACTATATGAAGAAGAAGTAGAAGAGTTGCCTTTTGGTTCGAAGCAAACGCCAACCATTTGTGAACCACCGTTCGAAGGGTGGTTGCAAGGGTGGTTCGGCTGTTTTCCCGATTCCTTAAGCATTTTGCGAATTTGGCCTGACTTGATTCCTCCCTGTCGGGATTTCTCAATCCACCGCTCTCGCTCCCTTCTTAACTCATCCAGCTTATCGTGAACCAACCTTGAACCACCCTTCGGCAAGAACATTGCCGCCACATTGGTTGCAAGGGTGGTTGAAGCACCCTTCCCAATAAGACGAGCAAGTTGGCCGGGGTCAGATGGTATTTCGCCATTCTTCCAGCAATAGCAAAGCAGTCGGATGTAGGCCCCTTCTTCTTCCAAAGTCAGGAGGCCCACCCTCTGGCTTGATAGGTAATCGCCGGGGTAAAACTGAAAAGAAGGTGCTTTGCTCATGCCGCAGCTTCCTCCTTCCCATCCCAGCGAACCCTCGCCACCCGACTCATCCTCTCGCTTAACTTCGCCGCCTTCTTCCTTTCAGAATCAAGCGAGGGGCAGGCCAAGGTGCCGCTTTCGGTTTCCTCAAAATGCTCCCCCACTTTAGGCCAGCAGGATTGAAACTGCCCCAGCGTACACCCTGCCAGCCTCGACAGGCTCAACGCATCAGACGGTAACTCGCCATTCAGCCAATAGTGGCTCTTGAGTCGAATGTAGCACCCTAGCTCAGACAGGGAGAAAAGCACCATGTCGGCATCAGACAGCAGGCTCCTAGCATCGAATTTAATATCTTTGCTCATTATGCTGCCCTCCAAACCGTTGCTTGTTTCCCACTCTCATTAGCCCTGCGCTGCCCGGTATCCTCAATCTTTCCAAGTTTCGCCAGCTCAGCAATTCGCGGCCTAATTGATAGAATAGATTTGTCCATCGTTTCAGCCACTTGGTCTGCCGTCATTGGGATTTGCTTGATTGTATCCATGCACCGCTCTCTCAAATTGGGAGCATGAGGCCTGATCGCAAGCGCTGCCATACGGCTAGGGCCATCGGCTTGCTTGTTCTTATAGCCGGGAGCATTCGGGTACTTATCTCCAAACGGCAACTCGTTCTGGTGCGCATGATGATAGGTTCCCGTTACCCTAATTGGGGTTGTCATTTCTTGCCCCCTTTCATCGCATACTCAAGAATGAGCAACGCATCAGCGGTTTTTAGAGTAACCTCTTCTGAAGGGAACAACCTTTGAGCCGCAGCTTTCAGCTTGTTTTTCCACTCTGTTTTAGTGGCCTTGCCCTTTGTCCCAAGGCCCAAGCCCTTCATCCATTCTTGAGGCCGTACCGAGTGAAGTTTGATTCCCAAGGTTTGAGCCACCCCCTCAATAAACCCATAGTTGCGCCCATAGACTATCGAGGAACTGCCAGACTGCTTGTTGCCGGGGATGTACTTAACCAACGCCTCCAAATAACATTCAACCCTTGGGCCATTCACAGCCCGAATGTTTCGGAGCGTGTCTAGAATATCGCCCGGGGTGGGAGGCATTCCGACAGCATGGCATTCTCCATCTTTTAGTGAGTACGCTATCCCCCCATCTTTACCGGGGTCGATTGCTATAATTGTCAAAACGGCACATCCTCCTCTCCGGTTTCACTTGGGGGCAGTCCCTCAATTGGGGTGGGGGCAGGGGCAGTCATCACCGCCCCAATGGGGTCTTGATCTTGTGCCTCCTTTGGCGCTTCGTCCTCCACCTCAACCACAAGTGAAAAGAACTTTTCATCGGAGTCCCTTTTAGTCCTGATCCATCCTGCCAGCTTAAAGTCCTCCCCCTTGATGTTTACGTTTCCCCTTACATCCGGTTGGTTTGACTTGTTTTTGTAGCTGTTTGGAAACAGCACCCCTTTGTTTGTGTTGTCACGGTCTTGACCATCTCCGCTCGATTTATCTGCCCAACTCATGCCGCCACCTCCCTCAATGTAGGAGCCGTAACGCTGTCCGTTGTGCATTCTTCCATGAGGTTGAAAACCGTGTCCCTAAGCTTTTCCCCTTTAAGTTCAAGCTTATCACGGCACAACCCTTCCAAGTCCTTTTTGGTGATCGTCACCTTTTTACTGAAGGTAATGCCATCAATGCCCAAGATTGCCGCCCTTCGGTAGACTTCCTCCGTGTCGGTTATCTTGCTTCTGGTATGACCGGGCTTGAGTTCCCAGCCGGGTATCTCATTCCCATTGCCTAAAGCGGCCTTGGCTTGGTTTCTTATCTCCTTAATCAGAGATTCAGCAATTCCGCACCTTTCCAGCAATCGCGGCATATCAGCCACCGCAATCCCTTTAGCCTCCACCTTGACCAACTCAGCAAGCTGCCCTCTGGCCTCTGGGCAAATGCTCTTGCCCTTACACCACTTGCAGGCCTCTTGGCTGGGCCTCCGCTTTTGGGTGTGAGTGATGGTAATTTTATCCACCAACGCCTTGCACTCATCAGCCGCTTCCTCCAACGCATCAACGTCATAAACCGCTTGGTCATAGCCGTCAGGGTAAACCAACGCCACAAAGCACATAACCAACCCACGTCTTTGGTCGGAATCCAATAGAGCCGCCAGCGCTGCCAATTGAAGGTTGTTCTCCGCACTGTCGGTGTACCGAGTGGATTTGTAATCAATGATTAGCCCAGCCGTCTGCTTCTGTTTACGGTTTTCAAGGATTAGGATTTTGTCAGCTTTACCACTCCAGCGGGATTCAGTTGCCTCCCCCCACAGCCGCGCCTCCACCCTTCTCTCAACAACTTTCCAGCCATCTTTTATGAGCATATCAAGCAAGATTTCCTCTTGTATAACCATCTGGTCAGCGGTGTGCAGTTCATCTTGAGTGAGTTCCTTTCGATCAATCTCACCAGACAACGCCCCATGCACCCTCGTTCCCCTCATCGCCCCCGGTGAAGGGGCTTCCGCAGGGGCTGCTTTTCCGAGGGAAAATGAGCCTTCGCAGAGCATGTACTGTTTGAAAGCGGACGCACTTGGGCATCCTTTACGTTCATCGCTCATGCCTTCACCTCCTGACCTTCTGCAACCTCGCTAACCACTTCGTCAGCGGTTTCGTTGTCTAGCTTCCTAAACATCGGCTGGGCCGGGGCAGGGGTCTTTGCCCTTTTCATGTTTGAGAATTGATGTTCGTCATCCTTCTCAATGTGTTCCCTAATCTCAGGCGATAACGGCAACCACTTGCTCAACCGCCGAAAGGCAGTTTTCTTGGCCATCTCATTCCAATCAGTAACCCAAGGGCCATTCTTGCCTGACTTGGAGCGACTGCGTATCCCTTCAATTTCCTCCACCGACATTACCTCTGCCTTGGCGGCTCCGCTCTTGAACTCAACTTCAGCATAGGCCGCAATGACTTTGCCCCTCTCAGGCATTAGGCTTTTGCGATGCCGCTCAATTCGCCCCCTGTCATAAATGAAGTCCCCGGCATCGTATTCTCTTTCATACACCACATCAGCGTGTATCCGCGCCACATCTCCATTACGCAAGGCAAGCTCTACCAAGCCCTTGTAATCTATCAGCAAGGTGCATTCTTTCCCGAATGGAATTAAATGCGCTCGCCTTCCGTCTGGTTCCAACCCCATCTCGCTCAATTCCAAAAAGCACTTGAATAGGCTTTTTTGGGTGCAATTGGCCAAGGCCGGGGTTTTGTTTAGTGCGTTTAACGCTACCCCGATGAATCTGTCGGGGGTTAAGTGGCTCGGTAGAGCCGTTTCGATTTTTGCCTTAAAGGCATCGCTTTCTAGGTGGTCTTGTACTGTCTTTTCAGACTTGACTAAGCCGGTTTCATTTGTACTCATTGTTTCGCTTTCTGTTCGTCAGTTAGCAATTCGCAGTAAGTTTGTTCCTTTCTGCGTCGGTGGAGGGGGCTGCAACCCCCTTCACCATCCCTTCACCGTCACTCGACGGTTTCAGTAAATTTCCTATAAATGGATTAAAAGACAGGCGTAGGTGGGGTGCCCTGAAGCGGCACAATGTGGTTGGAATAATTAAGTGCATGGCGATGATACCAATAAACGAGGCCCACCCCGCCGTAGAAAGTAACAGCCACATAATCAGCGACCCTGCAAACACGGCATAAGCCCAAAAGGTGAATGCGCTGGGAACATCAACTGGCACCCCCGCACTATGCATTGCGCTTGCATTGCATACAACTCTTTTTTTTGTGATTGCTTGAAACTGTTTGCATTGCAACTGTGGCTCCTGTGTATGACTGAACAGGCCCGAACTAGGTCTTTCCGCATACCTGACGAAGATTGGGCTGTTGTTGTTGAGCATTGTGAAAGCCGGGGCATTACCCCAACCCAGTTCTTGCACGAAGCGATTGCAGAAGCGCTGGGCAAAACCAGTATTAGCTCTGTTCTGGTCGACCAAGATGCGGTTGATTCTTTGAATCAGCTTCCTGACTTGGTTGAACAATTGAAGCGGAAGCTTCGCAAATAACCCAACCGTCAGCTTGCATTGAATAAGGTGCTTAGTGCCTTGTGTATAATTGTGTTTCATTTTAATCCAATATTTCGTTTCATGATATTTTAACTCCTTCCGGTATGGTTTCAGCTTTGGCGATTGCTTTATCAACCAAGCCTTGCTCGTATTTCATAAGCGCAAACTCCGGAGACTCCTTTGAACATTCAGCCACCGCTTTCACCGCCTCCAGTAAATCGGGAGCCGCAGAGATAAGCAGGGAGTCGGCAAGTTGTTGCTGTATCATTGGGTAAGTCTTTTCAAACGGGTCTTCATAGGGTTGCCCCAAATAGACAAAGGCCATCTTCTTGTCGTAACCGTCTGCCCCCTTCACGCGAACCTCACCGTAAGTGCGGTAGAGGACACCGTCCGAGGTTCTCATTCGTGAGTCGGGTTCAAGGTTTCCTTGAGTTGCCGCAATAAACCAAGGGCCGGGGGTGTGGTTCATTCTAGTCCCTCCACGGCAGAAAAACGAACCTTCTCGCCCTTATCATCATCTCTTTCAATAAAGAAGGTTAAGTCAATTGCGTCGGTTTGTTTAAGACTCGCAAGGGTTATGGTAAACTGGCTGCCATGTTCTCCTGTTGATTCAGGATAGCCTAATCGCTCCATCATTAAACCGGGGATGCCTCGACGAATAACGCCAGCATAAACCTGCATTCGCCTGACACCGCTGGGTTTGTTTTGTTTAGCGAGTAGCGCGAAATCAATTAACTTGGAGCAATGGGGACATTTAATTTCGGTGCTCATTCTGCGCCTCCTATCTTCCGAAGCTTTGTGGTGATGGGCTTTATGACGGGCAGGCAATCTGACTTTTTAACCACAACCCGGTCAACCTCTGGCACTTGCTGTTTCAGCCTCTCGTCTGCCTTGGTGGCAGCTTCCATGAGGTAGTCCCTAATCTCGTCAGGGAGCGGCACCTGAATAAGGCTGGCCTCTCCCTCGCCGTTTACGTCCTCATGGTCTGGTTGCTCCCACACTAATCGTGGGATAATCAACTTCTCCATTGACTCTGTATAACTGTATTTGATCTCGTTCATTTTTGTTCCTTTCTCATTACTATGTGTTTGCTGTTTTCATATTCCACCCTCGGCTTGTTTGTAGCCTCTTGGATGATTTCCATTGTTTCGGTGATGCTGGTTGACACACAAATGGTTTCCCCTCCGCGCAATACCACTTCTGCTCTTCTGCCGTCATCCCTCCCCACGCTTACAATCTCGTCCAGCTTTATGAAGATGCGCCGGTCTTGTTTCACTTCCCTTTCAGTAGACGGGCATTGGTCGTTCCATCTTTCTATGTATTTTGTAATCTCCCCCAACTGTAGCCAAACGCTGCCGTCAGGCATTGTAATGTTTTCAACATATTCGTCGTTCATTTTGTTCCTTTCTGTTGTTCATTCTCCAATTGATGGTGGGTATGGTTATACGCCCTGAGCCTTGAATAGGATTGAAGCAAGGCATTACAATCCTCCTCGACCCTGCGTAGTGAGTTCTTAATTATTGCCACCGTCACTCGCGGGTTGTAGTTGGCCCTGTTAGGTTTCTGCTTGCAGAGCTTTTCTAAAGGTTGGCTCAAAGCACGATACCCATAGGTGATCTCGGCATAACGCTTTTTAATGCTGACCACTTCTTCGTTTATGTTTTCTTCTACGTTCATTTTGTTCCTTTCTTGTACATAAACTCTTGCTTTGGGTTGTGGTTGTTTTGCACTCTCATCCAAGCCTCCGTGTAGCACTTAATGAAATGCTCACGCTTCCCTGCATCCTTCCAAAGCCGAATGTCAAAGGCTGGCCGGTCATCTATTACCGGCGGGAAGTCAGGATGCTTGATTCGTTGCGCCCTGCTTGGAGAGCAGCGAATGTGCTTGTCCCTGATTACAAACCTGTTCGGCTTGTCGCCGCTCAACTCGCCCGTTTCAATCCCCAACTCAATGGCTGAGTCCCATTTGTCAACCGGCGTGTTGCACACGCTGCAATTGTTTGGTTTTTTCATGCTATGCCTTCCTTTTCTTTGTACTCGCGATATTCGCCGTCCTCCCAAATTGTCACATAAGACTCGGCGAATTGCCTCTGGTTGAGCATTGCGATAACGCACGCTTTGTCCACATTCCCAATGTCAATTCGTGAAACGGTGCCAAACTGCATTTCTTTTGCTTTTCCAATGGCATCCTCTTTGTTGGAAAAGTGGTGGTCTTCCATCTCCTCCTCAAAGGTTCCGTCCGACAGCTTACTGTATCCATTTGTGCAATATATTATCATTTTGTTCCTTTCTGTTAGGGGTTAAAAAAGAAGGGCACAGGCGGGAATTTGAGCGAGGTATCCAATCTCGCGTTCGCATCTTAATAGCGAACCAACCTGTGCCCTAGAATCTACCTAGTTAAGCTCGATTTCTTTACCGTAGCTCACCATCTCTGCGCCCAGCTTGAGCGCCTTCGTCTTGAGGTGTCGGCCTGTGCCAAACTGTGAAGCCTCAAGCTTCTTGGCATCACCGCCTCGGTACTCCTTAACATGGTCAACGTATTCCGTGACCGCATTGTAAGCGCCCCAAACCGTGCCACGAACACCAGCAATGTCGCTGCCTCGTCCCGTGTGCATCAGTCCCTCAACCATGTCCACCTTCTTGGTTCGGCTTTTAGACTCCTTGTTGTCATCAAAAAGCGAGAGATGGATGTAGTTCCGAGTCTGCTCCCCGTTCAGTTGCTTCTTGGCAAAGCTTTGAAAGAGGTTCTTGACCTCATCGTAGAACACCCCGGCGGCAGAAAGCACCTCACCGGCAAAGTTGAGCCGGTTGGCTACATCGCCAACGTGCTTCACCCTGACGGTGTTGCCGCCCTTGATGATGGAGGAAACTGCGGCAGTCAGCGTATTATTGCAGACCACCCGCACCGGAGTGAATGAACCAAGCACCGAGTAGCTCCCGGTGAAGTCATTTGTGAGCAAGAGGTACTTGTTTACCTCATCCCCCGGCAGGATTTCTACGGGGTCGTTGGCTGTCATATTGGCCAGCAACCACATCCGCTCGCCCTTGCCAAGGTAGCCAGCAGTTTCATAGCGAGCCTTGCCCTCACCAAAAACTCCGTCAAAGAACGCGAAGGCATCCTTGTTTTGGAGGGGTGAGTATTTCGGCCCAACCACTCCCAACTCGTCGCCGGTGTCTTTACGAATTACAACCTTGCCGCGCTCTGACTTGCGAGGGACAAACCCTTTTCCGGCGTTGTCATAAACGCCATCGGCATCAATATAAAGCGGAGCAACCTCCACTTCCCAGTCTAGGTTAGCTTCACGCAGAGCAGTCTCCGCGTCAAAAGCTCCCTCAATGTTTTGCCCAAGGCTATGCCAAGGGGTGCGGCCTGTGTACGCCATGTTGGCGCGTCCATTAGTTAATTCTATTCCATGACTCATTATTGTTCCTTTCTTTTATGGGTGAAGGGGGGCCGAAGCCCCCCGGTTGATTATTTCTTGCCGAAACATGCAGGGCAAGATTCGTAAACCTTACACCAACAGACTTCATCTTCCATTGGATATGGCAGATGATTAGCCCGAAAGCCCTCGTAGGTAGCATCTACAAGCGCCTTGTGGCGGCGCATCTCGCACTTGCTGCGGAACAGCACGGCGTAGAAATCCTCCGTCAGCTTGTTGGCCTCAGTGAGCTTGGTCATATAGCCCTTGAGGTGAAGCCAGTCAAACAGGCGAGTCAGTTCCTTGCGGAAGGTGTCCTCCCAGTCATGCGGCTTGTGGCCAGATGCGCTGGTCGCCAATGCGATCCGTCCAACGGCTCTTAGCTTCATAATGAAGCCTATGGTATACTTGTCGCGAGTTTCGTTAGAAACATTCGGCATTAAGTCTAACTTCATTTGTTGTCCTTTCTGTTAGTGAGGCGGGATTGCCTCTTTCAATTTTCAAAACATGAATCAACCCAAAGTCTCCTGTCGCTCCAATTCAGGAAGGGGGCAATGTTATTGTCACCTCGCGCTTGCTCTTTGGTAGACAGCCTCCCTTATGACTTCAAAGGAAGCTTGTTGGATTCATTGAATTGATTGTGCCACAAGCCCTCGGTTTTCCATCTTACGATGTCCGGAGGGGAGTGGCGTTCCTGTTTAGGCATTAACTAAACAACGGTTGGCATCTCTGCCAGAGCCTTCAATCTTGAAAACTGAAAGAGACAAGCGGGGGTTGATTCCCCGCAAGCCCTTATTGATTACCATTCTTTATTTTGTTTACGGGATGATTTTCTGCTCCTTTAGCATTCGCTTGGATTTAGCAGTCCGCTGGGGTTTATTTTATTTTACCCTGCCCCGTTTGCTGCCCTTTCTCGTTTCGGAGATGTGGGGAGGTTTTTCTTTGGGACATACCAAAGCCTCCACTCAAGGGTGCTAGGGGGGTGGGATTCCGAGGTCGTTCCCTCACCTACTGATTGAATCAGTCCTGAACGTTACCGCCGTCAGGGCGTGCGAATTAGTTTTACCCTTGCCAAATTCTAGCAAACCCCTTGCAGGGGCGGTATTTTTACAAGTACCTGAGCTTGTTCCTTTCAAACCCGGCTGCAACCGGGATCGGAGCATTTCCGATACACCAATCATACCAAATGCACAGCGCAATGCAAGTGAAATGCGTAACTTTTGTTTACTCCGTTAAAACAAAGGGGAAATGTTGAAATAATCGTTTCCCGCCTCCTTGGTTACCAGTTCCCGGTAATGCCTAAACAGCATTTTGCTGTCCCTATGCCCAAGTTCATGAGCAGTCTTTCCAGCATCCTCGTAAGCAGCCAGATGGTAACTCGCAAATGAATGCCGCATAATGTCGGCGCTCCATCTCCCTTTGTGCGCTGCGAGGCGCTTCTGCTTATTGTGCAGGGGCAAATCTCCCCCAAGCGCCAACCACTTTTTTAAGTTTTCCTCTATCCTGACAAGTCGCCTCTTGCGGGTTTTAGACTTATCTGCTGCAACGTGGATATATCCCCCGCTTACATCTTTCCAAATTAATCGCTGAATCTCATCTGGCCGAATCCCTGCAAATAAACCAATCGTCAGGTAAGGCAGAGCCTTGGGGTCATGCTCCTTGAATCTCGCCAGAAGTCGTCTCGCTTCCTCAACGGTGAAGATGTCCACCGCCTTATCCTCAATCTTCGGCCTCTCGTAAATCGTTACCGGGTTTGCCTTGGAATAATATTGCCTCCCAGTTGCCCATGTGAACAAAGGCCCAAGCTTGTTTAGTACACCATCAACCGTGCTGGGTTCCCATCTCTTTGTGTCAAGGTACTCTGCCAGACTTTCAACGGTTAATGAGTCGAATGGTATGTTTCCGAAATGCTTGCCGAAATCCGCAAGGTGCAACTTGATCTGTTTAAGGGTGCTTGACCTTAAACGCTGCTTGATCTTGGCCCGGTTGTACTCCTTTAGAACATCCAGCAATGGCTTGGTGTGCTGCTTCCTAAACCCATTGACTGCCGATGTAAGCGTAATCTGCTTCACATTCGCCTGCCAAAAGGCATTCATAATATCCAACCGCTGCGAATCTTTCAGCCGTTGCCAGAACAATCCATACAGCCGCCCCTCATCCACCTCCGCAACCCAATCCCTTGCCGATTGTTCATCCCGAAAGAAACGCTGTTTGCGTTTGCCTCCAAAACATAAAGAGACACGCCAGCGCACATTGCCATGCTTAATGATCTTGCGAACAGCCAACCCGGTAACCTTTCGGTAACACCAACCGGGGCGAATGCTGCTGATTATTTGGGGGGAAACAAAGCGAAATGGTGCGCACTGTTGGATTTGAACCAACGACTTCTACCGTGTGAAGGTAGCACTCTACCACTGCAAACCAGCGGTTTATCGCCTGTTTGTGCTTTTTGGTAACTCTTTGGTAACTGCCGCAGTCCCTGCAGGATTACCGTCAGCATCATAAACCTTGTAGAATGATGTTTTGGCTACCGGTCTTGTTTTGCTTCCCATTCCAACCTTACAAACAACCTCCGCGACCAAATCTGCCTTGGCTCCTGTTCGAGTGTTCTGCGTCATTGTGATTCAATTTCCCTCTCCAAATCTGCAATGGTTTTAAGGGCATTACGAGTCCAATCTGGTGCCGCAGTTGCCGCAGCGTTGAACTGTGGATGTTTTATCAACCTGTCCGTGTTGTTTAATTTCATCGTTATGCATCCGCTGGACGCCAATAATAGCAGCGTCAATAGCAGCGTTCTTCTCATCCCATCGCTTTCTAGCATCTTTTTTTGCCCTATTTTCATCATAGTCTTGAGCCACCTGAATTAGTGTTTTGCATAAATCAGCCACCTCTGGCACGGCATCGGCCAAGGATTTGATTGTGTTTATTAGTGGTATTATTTCCATCTGTCTACCGGGCAGCTTTCAGCGCGGAGTATAGTCTTGTACTGCAACCAGCATCCGCACTTCGTGCATCTCTTGTTTTGCATAAATTCACACGCCTTGCACATAGCTTGGCGCTCCTTGATTACCTTTGGGTCAGCGTTGAGCGGATTGCCGCCTGCAAGCGACTTTAAGTTTTTAGCAAAGGAACCCACCACATTCTTCGCCATCGTCCCTTTAGTGGGCATTTCTGGCTTCGCATCCAGCTTCCACTTTAACGGTGTGACGGCTGGGTTCACTGCGATGATACCGCCAGCGGAATAACCTTTGTAACTGTCCATGAATCCCTGTCGAAATCATTGGTGGTGACGCTCTCCGCTTGAGCAAGGTAAGTGTTGCCCATTGTCCCAACGCTGGTGGTTGGTTCAGCAACTCCACTTGGGTCAATAAAGGTTGTAGCGTCTAGTGCGGAGTCAGTAATTTCAGCAATCCCATAGCCTGAGCCGCTATTATCATCTTCAATCCCTGAGTCGTAAGACGATGATGCAGTAATGTAGGAATAGACTTTGTAGTCCCAAAGCAACTGCGTCCCGTCTGGACTCCTTGGGCGGGGATGGTCGTGGATTACCGCAAGCTCGGTTTTGAAAACTTGGAGGTAAGTAGATGCCGCATTCGGCTTCCTCATTAGCTTGTAATGCCCAGTCGTTCCCGGCTTCGTTCCTCCATCAATCGTGATTTGAACTGACTGAAGGTTGCTCGTTGTTATGGCAAGTGATCCCGGCATCAGTAAGTGTTGTTTGGATAGTTGGCTGACACAAGTGGAATCTTGATGAACATAAGCTTTTCCGTGTATGGGGTGAAGATGATAGAAACGTAATTGCCGTTTAAGGTGTAACGGTCAACCGTGCTAACCCTCTGGTCATAATAGAAATCGCCACTTGCAAAGAACCCATACAGCGGAGAATTGGCAGCATCAATCGTAATTTCCCCCTCATAAATTCCGCATTCGTAAAGTGTTTTTTCAACGCTCAAATACTTGTTAGTGGTACAAATCGGGAGTGATGGATCGCCGCCCACATGAATCAAGCTGCCAGCGCTATCAATCGACCACTTTCGCACATCATGCTGCAAGATGCCCAAGAAGCCGGGTTTATCCATGAACTGTGTGCGAATCCCTTCTGGTAGTGCGTACTTAATGTTTTCGTCCTTTATCCGTATTTGGCCATTGTACTTGCTTGAAACTATGTACGGCTTGTAATAATCCGTGCCGCCATCGTCATAAGTTTCGCCAGATGTAATTTGGCCGGTTTTAGGATATGCCCCACACGTTGCCGTGCCAGACACGAAGCCTAAATCATAAGTCGAATCCGTGGCACCTCCATCTGTCCAGCTAGATGCCGCAGTTCCCAGCGACCTGTCGCTAATAGCAGCCCCTCCAAAGGAACCTCCTGCCTCTGCATTGGTCGTTCCCACTTCATGCAACGCTCCGACAATCGTAGTGCCTTCTGTGCATAAATAATCGAACGGGTAGGAATAGGTTGTAGCATTTATTCCATCGTTGGCAGAAACCGGAGTTCCGTACCATGACTTTTCACCATCCCGCACTTGGTAATTAAAAGGCAAATCAACCCTTGCTCTCACCAGCAGATTCACCGCATTGCAAAGGTTGTTGAAGATGCGAGCGTAAAGATTTGTGTTAGGTAATGGCCCGAACCCTTGAGCATTGTCAGGGCGCAGGGTGGGAGGCAAAAACTCAAACCATCGTTTGCGCCCATAAACTACAGCCTCAACTCTGTACTCGTCCTTGGCATCGGTATAATCAATTGTGCGAGGGCTTGAAACATCAAGGGCATCCGCTTCCGAGCTTGACCAAGGCGATGTAGGCGAACCTGTATAATATTCCCAATCATTCGTATTCCCACTTGTATGCGTTCTTCCAATGATATAATAGCGGACATGGGTTTCGCTGCTTTCTGTGAATGTGATTACATTGTCATCGTTTGCACCCGTGTAGGTAAGCGTGAAGTCCAGAATGGTGCGGTTATCTTCATTGTTTGAACCAGCATAAGCCCGGTAGGAGGTATAGGTTGCCACCCCTGTCTGCGTGTGGGGCGATTCTACTGAGCTTGCGATTTGGGTTTCATTGCCAGAACCATCAATGCCAACCAACGTGTAGAGCACATTCGCCTCACTCTCCCAAGTAAACGTGTCTGTTGCCCTTGTGACTGCCTTGTAATCCAGTTCAGACTTGCTCTGTTCCAAGGCTTGGTAGCATAGGTTGGGGAAGGTGAAATCATAAAGCCGGTTGTCATCCGTGCAAGAAAGTTGCCTTGTGCTTTCCGTGTCAATGAAGCCCGAACTGATCGCCTGCAGGATGAACTCCATGTACAGCATCTCATCCACCGTAGTCAAAGAATCAGCAGCATCATAACTGGCGTTGGTATCATTCCAGACATGGCGAACTGCCTTGGCAAAATAGAAGCGGGGATAGCAGTTGCCGTGAAAGTCGTTTCCCCAGTAACCGCTTGAATTTGAAGCATCATAAGCAACGTCCCCGATTTTCTGGATACAATTGTAATCTGTAATCGAACCCGACCCATAGCTTGCTATGTGGTAAAGGTATTCAAGCACGGCGTTCTCGTCCGTTCTGCGCTTCGGAACATAACTGCCGGTAAAAGCCGCATACCAACCGCTGCTTGAATTGGTGACTGTCGTGGGGGAGGTTTCGTTTTCCAAACGCCCCGACAGCTTCACAATTACGTTGTAGTCTGACCCTGCATAGTAACTGGTAGGGTCGATGTAAACTGCTTCAATCCCATTATCCGGTTTGTAAATCTGGCAGCTTTCATAGTGCCTCTTGTCTCCCTCCCCGGCAGATGCTGAGTTTTCGGCCTGCACCATCGAATTAGTGTTATAGCCTCCCGTGCTCTGACTCCCCAACACATAGCGGTAGCCGCTTGGGTTCTCTGGTCGCAATGCCATCTTTGAACCATAAAGGACTTGCCGGTTTACTTCTGCCCTGTGGGCGAATCCTGTGGTGCAACTCATCCTTGACCAGTCGCAAGAAAGCAACCCGCAGCGATCAGTCAAGAAACCCATGATGTCGCCATAAGCATCCGACTTGTAGATGCTGGAATCAGAAAGCTTGTAGACGTTTGTAGTCTGTTGGGTTGTCCATTCATTCGTTTGCCCCCTAAACCTGTCATCCCGATTGTCCTTAATAGGTACAGAACGAATGCCATTCCTTACTCGCACCTTGGCATCACCGCTTACCGCATAAGTCTTGTCGCTTGTAGCCGTGAAGAATGTTCCGGCCATCTCCCCCCCGCTGCTCCCCGCGCTGGTAATTGGATAATACCGAACGAAGCCGTAAATGATGCTTCCAGCCCCCCCTGCGCTCCAAACTTGGTATTCCTCTCCCTCAATTAAATCCCCACTCGCCACCTCGGCAGAAGGTGGGGCAATTCCATCAAATACATCTAAATCGTCAGAGTATTGGCCCCTCGCAAATCGCTTAAAATGCAGATAGCTCTTATCCCCAATGACCTCATAGCCGACGAGGTTCTGCCTCTCAGCCATTCGCAGATTGGTTTGAATGAGTCGCCGCGCAGATTCATAAACAGGGTTTTCATTTATCTCCCCTGTGTTCGTGGGGATTCCTGCCACGGCTCGAATGATGCACCCATAATCCAGTAAGTTGTCTGATATGGTTTTTGGGTCGCTGAAAGTGTAGCCACTCTTATCATAGGTGGTTGAGGTAGGCCCATCCGTACTGCCCAGCCTCAAGCAAACGTAAGCGTCATAGATTGTCGGCTGATATTCCAACAGCATCGCACATTCAATGTTGATGGTGACGCTTGCAGGGAGAGTAGTCTTTAGCTTGAAACGTATGTCAGCCTCATTATAGGCCGATGTGAACCACTTTAATTTGTCAACCGTTGACCCTCCGACTGCCGTAATCGTGAAGGTGGTGAGGGAAACTGCTCCATTGAAAGCCTCAATCGTCACATCTCCCGCACCCACTCCACTTGTCTTGGCGTAAAATGCCGCATAGGTGAATTTGGGGGGAACCGTGTAGGTGGTTGTTCCGCTGTATGTGCCAGAGTTTTGAACATCCAAATAAGTTCCTGCAACCTCTCCGCTACTAAGCTCAAATTCAGGGTAAACGGCGGATATTGAACCAGCCGAAACTTCACCATAAGCCGGGGCGAGGCAGTATTGCCTAGTTAGGAAGTCCTGAAATTGGAATCCTTTGTTATACCGGTTCATGTCGGACTCTGCCCGTTCCGTTTCATTCGCCCGGTACTCCATCGCAAACCAATTCATCACTTGATTGATCTGCTGCCCTTTGTATCTGCGAAGGTATGCGTTGTCCGCGTAAGGCCCCTCAAGGTAATCAGTAAGAGGTAGAGATTCCGTTGAGCCATCCCACTTGATGATTTTGTAGGAGGTGAACCCTTCAAAATAAAACATCACACCATCAGGTTGACAAGTGTTGTAATCCTTGTCTATCACGCTTGCATTAAGCGCCTTAAACTTTAAATCATAATTCGGGGTGTAGCCATCGTCACAAATCGGGTCGGAAGCATCCAGCTTTGGAGAAGGCAAAAACCCCCCATAGTTTTGCAGGAAGAAGCCGCTGCTTGGGTAATTGATTAAACCATGCTCCTGCGATGCTTTGATTGCATTGCTTGCGGAATAATCTGAAAGGTCGCTGGGGACTGCTCCCCTTTGGTATTTTGAAAGCTCCCAGTATTCGGCAATGGTCGTTGGTGAATGGGGCGTAGGATCGGCAATGGTCGTTAAAAATAAAGGAACCCCGGTCGGTGCAGTCGCCAAGGTGGTTCCTGTTGGGTCAAACTCCCCGTCTGAATTAATTCGTCCTTCCTCATTAACTACAGAAGGCTCCAAGCCATAAATAAAAGCGCCGATAGGATTAGCAGCATTAATGCCCTCCGGTTCTCCCACTCCTGTCGTTGGCCATGTGATGGCAGACGATTCCTTGATGTGGGCGTACACCTTCCACCATTCATCCTCTGCCGCATAATTGAACCCATTAGGGTTGCGCATCCCCCTCATTATTGAGTGGGCATACCAGAGTAACCGCCATGTCGGGTCGCCCACTCCGTTCTTGAGCCGATCATTGAACGCCAGAGCTAGGCGATTGTAGTCTTGTGAGTAAACGCCTTCTTCTACATTGACCGTGGTGGCTTCTGTATAATCTACAGCCATCGTGAGACAACTTGAACGCCCGAACCGCCGCCGCCTTCACCTTTTGCTTTAATTGATGCCCCTCTTGTTGTTACATTTGCCCCAGTACGAGGTGTGATTTTACGGACTGCCTTTTGCAGTTCCCTTATGGCTTGGGACTTTCGCCCCGTTCCCATCTGAGGTGTAAAGTGATGAATCATGTTACGCCGTAAGCTTTATAGGTGCTAAGTGAAATCTCTGTGCCTTCCCACCATTCCTTCGTAATTTGCCACTTTCCATTACTCAACTCTTGAATGTCCGGTGTCCGGTAAAGCCACTTCGATGTGTCGAAAATGCCAGAACTCCCCAAGACACCCAGCAAAGGAATATCGTAATCCACAATAGATATCGGGGGGTCAATTGTTCTAGTTTCGGCTGCCATTAAAGTCTTTATGTTTGCCGTTGTCCAGATGCGATTTGTGTTGGCCAAGTGAGCAGCAATGGATGATGTGTATTGTGTTGTCTTGGTGTTCCGCAAGACATATTGGCTGATGGTAAAAGCCTCCTGTCCTTTTAATATATCCACACAGACAGCCTGCAAATCGGTGTAAAGGCTTGTGCCGCCCGTTATGGACGGGGTAGGAGCTACAAGCGCAGACAGTGGAATAATGGAGGTGTCACCAAAGTATTCTGTCAACGCAAAAGGTGTTCCATAAGGGTCTGCCATCGGGGTGCCATCCCCATCATTTCCAGCCAAATAAGCAGTTATGGCTAGCTTTACCCTTTCCGCCCACCCGTTTCCCGCCCCGGTAGCGGCTACGTTTATTACATCCTCGCATTTGGGGAATATATCGCATTGGTAAATGTCCTTCTCCAAATCATTCCCATCAAGCGTCCACAAGCTAGACTCTTGGAATTGATCCCCGCTTGTTGCCCCACGGGTAGCCGGGGCAGTTGGGGCACCTGTCCATAATGCAGAAGTAAGGTTTGATGTTACCCATGTTGCACTAAATATCCCAAGTTGGCCTCCTTCATCCCTTACCAAGTCTGTAGAGATCGCCCCGTCACGACCAGCACCACCTAAAAGGATTCCGCTTGTGCCGGTGAAATAAGTTCCAGCATAATCTTTATTGCCTGAACCACCATTGGAAAAAAGCTCAAGTGAATCAACCGGCCCACGCCAGCGCCTTGTGACGGTGTAACCTCCCTCCCGACTCCAAGTTGTGACAGGTTGAAGTTCTTGAACTTGGTCAGAATCTAGGGGATCAGGCGGGGAAAGGCTGTGTCCTGAATGCGGAAATCCTACAAAAGTCGTATTAGCCATTATGCGTTTGTGATTGCTGGAATTAAACCGTTGGTGTTCCTTTGAATTGATTGAACAGCAGCAAGGTTAGCTTTCAAGGTTTGTAACTCACTATCTTTTTGGCCCTTAAAGATTCCGATTCTTGCCAGTGCATCGGTTGGTGTTCTTCCACGCACCCCCTCAACGGCAGCACCACCACCACCGAAAGAAAGGTTCATTAGCGCTTCCATGTTCTTTTGGTACTGGTCATAAGCAGCGCCGGCTGCACTTGGGTCCATCTGTCCCAATGCGTACGCAAAGCCAATCGGCGTTGCTGAAAATATCCCGCCTGCTCTTATTTGTTGCAATACGGGTGCCATCGTCGCATTCAAGGCTGCAATTGAGCCACCAAGCGTAATTAGCACATTCCTAAGCACTCTTGCTATCTTTTCAAGAAGTGGCATGAGCACATTTGCCACTTGTTTTGCAAAAGCCATCATTACTTTTCCTGACTTGGCCAAGCTGTCGATAATCTCCTTATCTATAATCAGCCCCAACTCCTTGAAAAGTGACATGTTCTGGTCTGCATCACCTCCAAAGGTTCCAGCCGCTTGCTCCGCTTGAACTTGCTCAACTGTCTTGCCTGCAAGTGCCGCTGTCTTTTGTAAGTCAATAGCCTCAACCGCTTTTTGCACGGCTCCCTTTAGGATTTTGAAGGCAATAATTACCGACGCAATAGCAGCCACTACCCCGGCAACAACCAACCCAATACCCGTGGCACTTAATCCAGCCAACGCCCCTGCTCCTGCCGCCGCCCCCCCTGCACTTGCAAGGGCACTTAACCCCATTCTGCCAAGCGCAGCACCTCCTGCTCTCCCAGCCAATGCTCGCCCCGCCGCCCCTCTTGCCCCCCTCCGAGCAGCGGTTAATCCCGCCAAACGCGCCTCTGCCTTGGAAAGCTCAACAATCGCTCGCAACCTCTTTTGGCGTGTCAGCGATGATTGCTCCAGCCGCTTTGCCAATTTAAGCCGCTCCTGTTCAGTGCGTTTTATCTGGTCATTTAGCTTTGAGATGCTTGCGGTTGTCTTGGCCGCTCGGTTATATTCTTCATTGAGAAGTTTCTGCAGTTTTACCTGAACCTTTTGAGCTTCCGTTTGCTTTTGGGTGGACGCTTTAGCTTCGTTGGCCTTTTTAACAACCTTGTTGATAGCGGCATCGAAACCGGCCGTGTCGCCCGTGAAGATAAATTTAATTTCGTTGGCCATTGTCAGTTGTCTCCTTCTGTTTCCTCTCCCATTGCCGCCTTGCGGCTTCCCCGGCTTCTGCATGGGCATCAGTCACAAAGCCACACGCCCCTTCGCTTTCCCCTATTGCCGCCATGTCAAAGATTGCCTCGCCAAAGGGTGTGTCCATTGCCTGCTCCTTGCTCATGTGCAATTTGCTCATCAAAGCCACCTTCAAATAATGAAGGTTGTTCATTGAAACAGGCTTTTGGTTGTCTATCTTGTTGAAGAACAAACTCGGCTCATTCATTGCCTTTGTCAGATAATCCACAAAAGTCATCATCGCCTTAAGCTTGTTTCTCAGTCTGCCCATCCATCTCAGGAAGCGCATTTCCTTCGTAAAGGCCATGTCTGCCAAACCCTGCATCAATTCTCGCCAATTGCGCTTGCAGACCCAAATGGCAAAGCACAAATCCCCGAACATCGGTTGCCTGTCCCCGGTCACAAATGGGCTGCCGTAGCGGGTCAGCACCATCATGTGACCAAGGGACAAAGGTTTCAACCGCTGCCCAAGGACTCGCGCTTGGGGAGGTATGACTGCTTTTAGGTAATCACTTTCAAGGCCCACACTATCAAGAGCCCGGTATGGTTTGCAGGGCAACCGCTCCAACGGTAGTTGCAGCAGGGTTGTTGTACTGACTGCAAGGAAGTGACACCCTGAACAAGTCTGTATTGCTTCCAGAGATTGAGCCGCCGCCTATGTAATTCCAGTTACCAACTAAAATCGGCGGTAACTGCGCTCCATCCTCTGCATCCTGTGCTATGGCAACCAAGGCACCGGGGGAAGGTAAATCCAACTCCGCTGCCGCAGCCGCCTCGCTTCCTGCATAAAAGATAATCTCCCATGTGCAAGTGCGGCGATGGTTGTAAAGGTTGTAACCAAACACATTCCCGCGCTGATCCCGTGCTTCCGACGTATCCACCTCATCCGTCAGGTTGAGGCTCTGCATATAGTTCTCCGTAAGCGCAACTGTCCCCGCTAATGTGGGATAGGCTACGGTGCCGTCTACGCCATAAATGGTGGCGCTGCCTACTATCGTATTATTAGCCATAATTTCATTATTCTAGTTTATATTTACATTTAATTTGCTCCTTACGAAGCCGCTCACCTTGTATCTGACCAAGCTTCCCGCCGGTTCTTCTGTCCCCATCCTGACGATGCTGGATGAGCGGGAACTGTTTGTCCCTGCGACTGTCGAGTTTGGAATCTGATAGTTGTCTAGCAGGACAAACACCGACTCGGCAACTGCTTCAGCGGTGTAATAGGTGCCAGAAATGGGACGGTTTACTGCTGGGTTTTCAATGCAATCCACTTCCCAGTTAAAATCTACTACTGTCTTCTCAAGCACCCTTATCATGCTGACAGGGCGCAGCACAATTGCCATGACCCTAACCCTGTTCAGCATTTCCTCCATCTTGGACTGTACATCATCATCCTCCAAAACTAACCCTGAAGAATAAGCAACCGTGGCTGTTTCATCATCCACCACCGAACCCGACAGTCCAATCGTCCCATTTAATGTGGTGGCATCTTTTGATGCGGAGGAAGTCAACATAAACGCTGCCCCTCCCGAAAAATTTAGAACTGTTGAGCTATCAAGGTCGGCTGAAAGCGGGTCAACGGTCATAGTTGTAGTTCCATGCGGATACCCTCCTGCATTATTAATCACGGCAGCAACAAAAGGAGATTGCCCCGAAAGTCTAGTATGGAGCGCCCCTTGTATGTCTGTGAGGTATACAGCCATCAATAAATCTCAGCACCGGTAGAGGTAGTGCAACAACAGTCATCCGTTGTGGATGTCACTCCATCCTTCACACTCTTATCGTTGTTGATGCAAACCTTCTTCTTGTAGCCATAGCTACCCCTGTCATCATAAAAGGTGTCGGCTGTCTCGGTGACAGGCTTGGGAATCCCAAAGCGACAATCAGAAACCTTGTCCATGAAGGAGATTGCGCTGTTATACGCCGCAATCCGCACATCACTAACATCCGTAACCGCACCTCCAACTCGCTTCATTAACTCAACAATAATTATGTCGAGTGCGGGGGAGTGGAGAACATCAGGCAACGCCGCTGCCGTGGATGCCAGATTGTTCCTTGGGCAACCTTTTATGTATCCGCGAACCAACGCAGCAACGTCATCTGTAACCTCTTGAATTATTCCAGAAGAAGTTTGCCCTGACGCCAAGCCGATAGAGTTGTATTTCGCCAACTCCGTATCAGTCATGCGCGTCTGAACGTCAGACGTTGCTATCGTTGACCAAGCCATTAGCTGTTAGCTTTCTCAGCCTTTTTGACACCATGCCGCAGGAAGATGGCAAGCACCGATGTAACAATCACATTGATTGCTGCCCCCAGTTCCAGTTCGCCACTCATTACGCCACCAGTAGCCGCTAAAATCGCTCCGATCGCCCCAATTACAGTTTTGCTCTTAAACATAATCTAGTCCTTTTGTTTCTTAATTGCCCCTAGCTTCAATTCCACCTTGGGCTTGGCTTTGCCCAGCGACAGAGTAAGGCTTGGGAACGGCACATCTAATGCCAAATAAGGAATCTTGAAATTAAACCCATCCGGTGAAACCTCTGCATCCGGCAACACCCCCGCCTTCGCTCCCAAACATACCGACGGTATTGGCCATTCCAGTTTCTGGCCGAACAGGGTAAGGCTTGGTTTCGGCTTCCAACCCGCACCAAACAAACCAGCGTTGGCAGTTGCAGCAGTCAGCAGCAACGCCCCGATAATAATTATGCTTTTCATTTTTTTACCAACTGTCGAATCTTTATAATTATATACACCAAACTTGCCGCACTAATACTAATCTTCAAAAGCAAATCAATAGCCACTAACCAATTCCCTAATCCTGTTACACTTGCTAAGCAAACTTTTATATCATCTACCCAACTCATTTAGGTGCTCCCTCATACTCAATGTCAAAAAATGGCGTATCAATCTCAAGATTACCGGGCAACGACTTGCAACCAACCAACATGGCAAGCAACAAAATTCCCGTAGTAATTGCTAATATATAGATAACGTCTTTTGCTTCTTTACTCATTGTTACGCTTTTCATTTACAGGTTTCTTTGTTACACCCATGCACTTGTAGAGAGACGCTACCTCTACCCGTAGCATTGCGACTTCTTTGGCGAGCTTGTTCGTTTCTTTGTCATGTCCATTCAATCGGTCAATCAGTTTGACAATTATCGTATAAAGTTCCTTGATTTCTCCCGATAAATTGCGGAGGACATAGAAAACAATCTTGTAGCCGAAAATTCCCGCTGCCGCTGCCGCAACAACAGGGAATCCCAGCGTTTGTATAAGATTGGCGGTGTCGGTTCCCACTCATCTCACCGCTCCCGCCTATTCAGCCGGGGCTTCCGCTTCTTCTGGTGCTCTTGTTAAGCCGAGTTGAGCCAGAGCTAAATCGATGATGTAATCGTCATCACTTTCCGATTCCGTCTTACCCCAATTGCTCCAAGCTTCACCGACAACATTCAGCAACGTGCTCACCAAGGGATTTGGCCCCCAGTTCTCGTTGCCTTCTGCATCAGTATACTTGCCAAAGCCACTCACGCTGAACTGCATCCCAAACTCTTGGGCACTATTCAACTTGATGGCAACCTTGCTCACGTTGAGCGTTTTCTCATTTGGTATTGTGTTTACCTCTATCATTCTGATTCCTCCGCTGCCGGTGCTGCCGCTGCTTGCGCCGCTGCGTATGCGGACACAACCGATTCAGTCCAGACTGCGTTCGCAACCGCTTGCACCTTCGCATCCTCGCCCGAAACGTCATCGCCGGGAGCGAGAACTTTGCGGTGAAAGCTGCGACTGATTTCGTTGCCGTCATCGAGTACAACTGTGTCGGTTCGCAAACCGATTGTGCCGTTTTCGCCAA